TCATTATCATCAATATAATCAAGCATCTCATCTGTCATTTGCATCATATTAGTTGTAATACCCACTTGAGCATTATAATGCTTTTCATTAATATGATCAAGAATAGCTTTAACAACTTTCCAATTTACCATTGGCTCGCCACCAAATAGATTATAAGTAAATCTTTGGTTAGGCATATTCAAATTTTTATTATAAGTACGATCAACGATCTCAATAGCAGTATCGACATCCATGTCTTTATCACCTTTGGATCGTTCAAAACAATAATCACAAGCAAGGTTACAACGATTAGTAATAATCATTGTAACCGAGTTTAGATCTTTGTATATTTCTTCAAATTGTTTCATTACGTTATCCTCTATTCTAACTTTAAAATACATATATTACAATGTATTTTGAACCCTAAAAAACTATCTTAGAGCAGCACCAGTCATTTGCCAACCATTGTCGGTATAGATATACAACATACGTTGAGCAGTATGATAGAAGAATTCTTTATTATTTTGAGGACTAGTTGGATATTCAGTACCAATAGTAATACGGATACCATTAATACGAATAGCACTATCTGCAGTAGCTGCATGAGTTGCTTCATCTGCAGTTTTAGCATGACCAGCTTCATCAGAATAACCTGCACGATCAGCACGTAATGCTTTATTTGCTGTATCAGAATAAGACAAAGCAGATGGTTGGTCTCTCAAGTCATTATAAGAACCACTTGTAGCTACAGCAGCTAAACCAGTACGGAAGTTATCAAATACAGCTTTATCTAGTTTAGAGTTTAATAAAGTTGTAAGAGATGTATCTGTACCACTAATCATATCTCGAATTGGACCGAGAGCTTTAGACAATTCAGAGTCAGTATAAGATTTAGCATCATCTAATGTTTTATTCCATTTAACACGTTCTGCTGGTGTGATATGACGATCAGCATCGTTAACATGCGAAGTTAAATCAACAGCAAGTGCCTTTGCATTAAGTAGGTCAACAAGACTCGGTGCTAACTCCGCAATGGTAATTTTATTTTCTTCATTAAAAGTTCCCATTATGAACCTCCTTGTAAAGTATTATTTTGAATTATCCTAATGTTCTGGATAGGCGAAAATATGCTTATATACCAGCCACATTCTATTAAATAAAGGAGGTACTAGTAATGGCAAAACGTATTGCTAAACAGATTACCAATCCTAAAGATATAGAATTTCTTTTAGGTATTACCGAAGAGGAAGGAACCAAGTTATCCTTTATTATGGAAGTATTTGGTGAATTCAATGGTAAGGTAAGATTTAACACATATGACACATTTATTGTCCCTAAAGGAGCTTATGGTAAAGAAGGTAAGAAGAATAAAGATAGTTTCCTAACTACTGTAGGTATCTGGGTATTCAATAAAGTATTTATAGAAAATGAACTATTCGATCTATATGGATATATTAATGAGCCAATTAATAAGAAGATGGTTGGTAAGATTACAGACAAGATCGGATATGCTGTACTTGAAGAGAAAGTTCCTCTAGATGCATTGAAGAACTTCCTTATGAAAACTCAAAAGTTCATGCCTTATGTATCAGTATTAGCTAATGGTTATTCTATGAAGCTATTAACTATTACTAAAGTAATTAATAAAGCTAAAGCTGACTTAGTTAAGAAATATCGTGATAGATTAGATAAAAATGATCCTGATGCGGTTATTGCTATTCAAGATGAATTACTTAAACTAGCTAAAGAAACTCTTAAAGACGATGTTGGTATTGATACATATAACTCTGGTGCTCGTGGTAGCTTTAATAATGACTTCAAAAACATGTTTATCATGAAGGGTATCACTAAGAATCCAGATCCTACAAAGGGTTACAATATCATCATGTCTAACTACATTGAAGGTATTGCTAAAGAAGAATATGCTGACTTTGCTAACTCACTAGCAGAAGGTCCTTACTCTCGTTCCAATAAAACAGAAGTTGGTGGTTACTGGGAAAAACTTATGTTGCCAGCATTCCAACATGTTAAAGTTGGTAAGAAAGGATCTGACTGTGGTACTAAACGTACAGTTACAGTTACTTTGAATGATAAGAATATCAAAGAATATATGTATTGTAATATCAAAGAAGGCAATAAGCTAGTAGAGCTTAATACAGATAACTTAGATAAATATCTAGGTAAGACCGTACAGTTTAGATTTGCATCCATGTGCGAAGCTAAAGATGGTATTATATGTAATGCATGTGCAGGTAATCTATTCCATAAACTAGGTATTACTAACGTTGGTGCAGCTATGCCTCAAATAGCATCTAAACTTAAATTGATTGCCATGAAAGCATTCCATGATTCTCAAGTTGTTATGACCAAAATGGACCCAGATAAAGCATTTGGGTTTGATAAATAAATAATACCATAATAACAAATTATTAGTATTAAATAGCCTATACCCATCTATCTGGGTATAGGTATTATTTTTCTCGAGGGGTGAGTATTAAATGATTATTTATTCTAAGAACCTTTTAAAAAATTTTAAACTCTTACGTGATAATGATATCCAGAAACGTCAAGTTATGATTGTATTAGATATCGATGATAAAACATATGCACGTTTATATTCTATTTATCATAAACGTGCTATTACTGAAGCTAAGTATACTAGCAGTAAAGAATGGGTTAAATTATTCAATGAAGGTAATAGTATCTTCAAAATTATGAGTAAGTATCCAGAGATTACTACATTTGCTACTCTAGAACTATACTTCAAAAATCAATTCGTTGCTTTAGAATTAAATGAAACTGTAGAAAAATCTAATGCTAGATTCGTTGAATGGTTAACTGATGAATTCATTACTAAGAATCGTAAACTTAAAGATATTGCATCTGATAATGGATTTACAGTTAGAACTCTAAGATCTGCTTGTGAAAAATTTGGTGTTAAAAGATTCCATATTGAGAATCGTAAACCTGCAGTAAGAGAAGTGCCATATACTACTATTGAGAAATATCCTTGTAACTTCTTGAAGAATCCTGAAAGTGTAGAGTTATTAAATAAAGCATATGCTATTCTAACTGAAACTAACAGTACTAAAGAATTACATGATAAACTTAATGTATCTCCTAGATATGCTAAACGCTTACATAGTGATTATAATATCTTTAAAGCTGATAAGATTCCTTATAGTAAGATTATTAAACTTATCCGAGAAAACCGTCTCACTTTGAGAGAAATCAATGAGCAATTGAAACTTCCTAAACGAGTTCAATTCTATCTCAATAATAATATCTTTGCAGCATTGATTCTTAATAAATGCCCAGAAGATATTATGATAGAAGAAAATCGTAGATGTGTATTCCCTTCTATGTGTGGAGACTATACATATATTACACGCTCTAAAGGTAGACCTAATATTAAATCTATGATCTCTATTTTAACTACAGCTGATCCAGATAACTTCCTTGATGATTTGAAGAAGATTAAAGTTATTATTGAAAATAGAGATCGTGATACAATTCTATCTGAACTCGGTTGTACTGAAGATGAATTAAAATCTCTTATGACTAAATATTATATAGATGAATATGTGGAAGGAGGAAATAATTAATGACAAGTATTAACAATCAAGTTTTGAAACTCTATACAGATGGAGTTTTATTAGAAGATATTCATAAAACTTTGAAGCTTCCAGTTAAAAGTATTGTGGATATCATTTTCAATGCAAGATCTAAATCTGCAAGCAATAATGTGAAATGTAAGAAAACTAACTGGTATGTCTATTTATGTGAGTTCCTATATGAAGGTAAATCACTTAAAGATATTGTAGTTGGAAGATCTATTACAATCGATGAATGTATTGAAATGATTTGTAATGTGATCAAAATGGATACAGTTCCTAAAGGTACTCGTGAAGATGTATTAGAAAAAATCTCTAAGGAGACTGGCGAATCTCCTAGTGATATTGCTAAACGTTTTGATGTACCTTATGCTAAAACTTTTGCGACTACTATTAAGAAACTCTGGAGATAACTGATATGGAATTGAATATAAGAACTACACAACCAATTGATACTGAATATGAATTTCAAACTAGATTAGAAATACTAGATTTGGATAAAGAACGTGAGAAAGGTATCGTATATGGTAGAGATTTCTTCATTAGAGATTCTCAGGCTATTAAGAAAGATATTAAATCTGATTCATCTATCTTCTCTAGTAAATATGGTGCATCTATATTAGACCAAGATGCATTCAAAGATAGATATAGATGTCGTTGTGGTCATCTTAGAGGTGCATTATATAATGGTGAAGAATGTCCTACATGTCATGAGAAAGTTAAATATGTAGATGATGACTTTGGTATCTTTGGATGGATTGTATTGAGTGATAAATACTATGTAATCCATCCAAATCTATATGAAGTACTTAAAAGCTTCATTGGTGCTAAAAAGCTAAATGCTATTATCAAATATGATAAAGAAGCAAATGAAGATGGCTTTGTAGAAGATAATAAACCAATTAAAGAAGATCAACCTTTTGTAGGTATTGGTATGATGGAGTTTGCAGAACGTCTTGATGAAATTCTAGAATTCTATCATAATAAGACTAAGAGTAATCCTAAGAAGGTTGACTTATATAATCACTTAATGAAACATCGTGAGAAGATTCTAACTCATAGTATTCCAGTATATACATTATTCTTACGTATGGTAAATGTAGTTGGTGATCAATTTACATTTACTAAGAATAATAAGTGGTATAATAATATCGCTCGTAATGTATGCTTTGTTAATGATGAATCTATGGAAGTATATCGTAGAGTGAAAACTAAGAATGATATCTTATATGATATTCAAATGAGTATTGAAGAAGTATATAGTGTTATTCTTAATGACATGCGTGGTAAGAAAGGTGCGATCCGTTCAGTAATGGCTGGTCGTTATAACTTTACTGCACGCGATGTAATTAAACCAGATGAAACTTTAATAATTGATGAAATTAGATTACCTTATGTAGCATTGGTTATTCTCTTAGAGCAAACTATTATAAACTTCTTAGTTAAGTCTCTAAGTCTATCCTATACTGATGCATATAAGAGATGGTTTAAATCTCAAATAGTTAAAGATCCATTCATCTTAAATATCATTAAGAATATCATTAACTCTAAAGAACGTGGTATTGCATTTATCATCAATCGTAACCCATCTATCAACCATGGGTCATTGTTACAAATGTATTGTGTTGGAGTTAATGAAGATGACTTCACTATGTCTGTACCATTACAAATCCTTAAGATGTTAGGTGCAGATTTTGATGGTGACTGTATGAATATTATGTATATCATCAATAAAGAATTCGAGGCTAGAGCTTGTAAAGTTCTTAATCCACGTAATGCTATGATGATATCACGTAATAATGGTAAGTTTAACTCCGCAGTTAACCATTTTAAAGATACTTATGTGAATCTAAACAGTCTTATCTATGTAGCTCGTGATGCTTATAGCGAGTCTGAACTAGATAATATACGTAATTTGCAAGCTATGAAATAGTATCATCCTCTGGTTATATATTATAACCCTGAAGGAGGATGATATAATATGGTTCCTACGAATCAGAGATGGGCATTCATATTCGAACGTCCACCAGACAACCAAGGAGTTAGAGCTAACGGGTCGGCTCAACTCCTAATAAACGTGGTGAATGGCATAATACGACCATTCACCATACTTGACTCGGTAGTAGAGGATAATCTAATAACATACAGGTTAATACCTGATGAAGGTTATAAAGATGATCCGCAGCTGGAAACCGAACTGATGCCAATAACTGATGATCAGTTCGGATGCATTATTATCGAGGAGGTGACCGACATGGGTGGTACATTCGGCAGACCTCGATAATAATTACTATTAATTATCATAATGATTTAGAGGAAGGCTTTAATAGCCTTCCTCAACATTATGATAATATTTTTTTGTAAATAAAGGGGTGAATTGATTGAGAAAAAACTATTACATCCCAGCTCCTGTATCGGCTGATGAAAAAGGTAATGTACCTATATTAATAGAAGAGACTCTAGGAGATGATCCTGGGAATGGCTCTAAAATAAAAGATGGTAATAAACGAATTGAAAATAATGATAAAGTAGATAAATCTGAGTTATTTGGTGATGGTCATGAACGTGTACTGAATACTGATGATTGGGTGGATGTAGAGATTGGTAGTAAGATTGATAAGCAATTATTGAAAAATCTCTGTGTTCCTAGCACAAGTCATACTTATTCTGTAGCTGTAGAGTTCTTTAAGAATTGGATTCTAAGTAAATTTGATAAGTCTTACTTTAAGACTGTCTATATAGATGGTAAGCATTTATTTGATGAGTTTGCTAATATTAATGAACGTGAACTTATTAAACGTGGTAAACCAGCTATTGCTATTATTCCTAACATTGATATTGATTATAACCGTGAAGGTATAGATATAGGTCTACATGATTTGAATTACTATGCTAGAACGTTTAACTATAGAGATACATTCTTTAAAGATCTAACTAATGATCTATATCTTGGAGTATCATTTGATCAATTACTATTCCAATTCCAAATTAAGATCAAAGTAAATACTAAAGCTAAACAATTAGACTTAGTAAGATACTTAAAGATGGCTTATAAGATTGGTGCTACAAGTGGTTACTATACTGATATGGATGTACATGTACCGTATGATATGCTATTTGATTTAGCCGATAAAGTTGGTTTTGAAGTAGATTATGATAAGAAGCTAATCAAAGAGCCATTTAAGTTCTTGGCTTATTTAAATAGACACTCTGAAGTACCATTTATCTATAAACTACGTAATATGAATTCCAAATGTGAGTTCTTCTTACGTGCTTCAAATATGTATATACATCTTAGAGTACCAGATATCAATATAGATGATGGCGAAAGACAAAACCAAGTAAGCTCCAATTACTATATTGAATTCAGTGCTGAGATGAGATTCCCAGCTCCTAAAATATACTGTTACTTCACTATGCATAAGAGTGAATTCTTACGATTCAATCTTGATGGTGAAAGTAGAACTTATATGGTTAACTTCTCTAATATCCCAGCTACTAATGAGAAAGCATGGGATCAATTTATTAATGTACCATATGAAGAAGAAGATAAGTCTAAACCATTGACTATTAACTTCAAAGAGATCTTTGAGAAAGATATCAATATCATGAGAGTTATCAATGCTTGTAATAAGGCATTCATATCTCCATCAGTATTCTTAGACTTTAAGATATTCAATAATAATGAAGAATATCTATACGATATAGACTGGGAGAATATGTCATTAACTACTAGAAGACCAGTTGAGCATATCTTGTCTAACTTTGTAGTATATTTGAATAAAGAGTTCTTTAATGATTCTATAACTACCATGGATAATGCAATGAAGAAACGTATTCAAGATACTAAAGTAACTGATAATAACTCTGGTATAGATCCGTACGCAAGATAAAATATCCCCATAGGAGTTGAACTCCTATGGGGGTTTATTTTTTTAGTTATAATAAGTTAGAGTGTAGTCGAATTCGATATTCTTACCAGCACCAGAGCAGTATACGATAACTAAAGTATTTGTTTTCTTAACCCATACTTCACCTAGACCGCCGTTTGGATTAACTGTTGGTGTAATAGATACACCAAAAGATGTATTACCGAATTCATGTCTAATAATAGTACCATCTGTACCATTGAAGATACCTGTACCAACTAAGAATGCAGACATATCTTTCTTAAGAGAAAGTTGTTCACGTTCTTGGTCAGTAATAAATCTATTGTTAGGATCTTGAGCAATGATAGAAGGTGGTAACGTTGTAGGAAGATGATAGTTATTAGCTCCTTCTTCGATGGAGTCTAATTTAGCTTTATCTTCTTTAGTCAATAAACCATCTCTTTCACCACTAGCAGATAATCCTGTAGCTTTATTATTCCATGCTAAGATTTGTTCATCAGTTACGAAACGATGAGTTGGATCTTGAGCAATAATTGTAGCTTCATGAGTATCTGGATGAACGTAATAGTTTGCATTAGTCTCAATGGTATTCATTTTAATCTTATCATAATGACTCATGATACCATCAAGAGTTTCTGTTGCAATATTACGACTAGCCTTATTAGACCAATCAGCTCTTTCTTTATCAGTAATGAATCTATGATCTTCATCTTGTTTAATAAGAATTGGATCAATATGATCTGGCATACTAAAGTTAGTTGCACCAGCTTCAATAGAATCCAATTTATATTTATCTTCTTTAGATAATAGACCGTTGTATTGATAAGTAGCAATTCTGTCTTCAGCTTTAGCTGTCCAGAATGCTTTTTCTCTATCAGTTACGTGTCTAATATTAGCATTGTCAGGATGAACGTAATGATTAGCATTAGGTTCAATAGTATCTAACTTAGCTTTATCTTCTTTAGCCATCTTACCATCTACTGCTACAGTAGCAAGTGGAATGGAGTTAGCTGAGATAGGAATCCAATCATTACCATCGTAACGATAAGTAATATTATCTTCATTACAAGTTACAGTCCAGCCCTTTTGTGGAGATGGATATTTAGAAATCAATTCTGTGAAAGTTTCTACAGATTCTTTCCAGATATTATCATACTCTAATTGAGAGAACTTGTTATCGATCTCTTCTTTAGTGTATTTATTATTCCAGCTAAGACGATCATTATTGGAAACGTGCATTTGCTTATCTCCAATATGACGATTAACTATAGTTAATACAACGTTTACTTTTTGTTGTGCACCTTCTTGGGTTTCTTTGTTATTCCAAGAAGCTTTATCTACTGCTGATACGTGAATATTTTCATTATCAATATGAGCATCAATAATTTGCTTAGCTTGAGTAATAGTTTCTTTCTCTTTTTGAGTAATATGAATCTTAGTATTACTCAAGTGGTCTAATACGTTCTTATTATTAGCAACAATATTAGATAGATTATTATAATCAATACCGGTACCTTTGACTTTATAGCCATCGGTACCAGCAAATGCTACTAACTCATCAACGACAGAATCTTCATTGATATTTTTAAGACGTCGTAGTATATCTGGTTTTGCCACTACTATATCCTCCTTTATTGTTTTAATGCAGAGATAGCTAACATAGCAGCAGATGTATGCTTAGCAGCTTCTGACATCTTGTTCATTTTATAACGTAAATCAGCATCTTCAAATTTAGATACATAATCATATTCGGCAACTATGAAACCTAAAAGCTCACCGCTATTATATTCAAATATACCACTGAAGATACATGTTTTATCTTGTTCATCAAAGAATAATTTGGAAATGAAGGCATCAATTTTATTCTCATTCTTATAGATAACAAAGTTGTGTTTCTTAAGAAGATCTACAACCAGTTCTTCCATAAACCCTATAGGTATATCTTTATGCATTTTAATCAAATGATATTTAGCTAATCCATCTTTATCTACCTCACAGATGCAAGATGCTTTTAAAAATGGAATATTGTTTAAGGAATGAGTACCATTATGGAATAAATAGAACTCAACTCTATCCGCATCTACGTCTTCTAATATTTCTTTTACATTATGCTTAAGACTATCACTAATTCTTAAGAATATTTCAACTATATTCTTTTCTTTCGTAGTAGGTTTGTCTCCTCGCATTCTAGCTAATTCTTCTTCTAAGTATCTAATTCTATCATTATTATTACCATTGGATTGATTGTTATTATTAGCACTCATAGCCTTAGCTAGATATATTAAGAGTACAATAAGAAGTACAATAATTAAAAGAAAAGCGACTAGACCAAAAACAAATGGACCAAACTCATTTATCATTCTTCCTAAACTTTGAAAAATTTCGTGTACTTCGGAAAGCATTTGGACCTAATCACCACCCCTACTAAATAATTGCCTTAAAGTAACTATTCATATGTTAAAAATTACTTAAGAGCTTTATTTATGAGGTAAGCAGTACCAGTAAGTGCTACAGCACCACCGACAAATTTCATAGTTTTGTTTTCATGTTTAACTTTCTTAAGTTCATCATTTAACTCACGTTGTTTATCTTCCATAGATAATTGATAAGCAGCGATTTGACGATCTGCTACTTTGGTTACATCGATAGTTAATTCATGAGCTTGATTAACTTTAACTGTACCGTCTTTATCTGTAGTATGAGATGTTGTTGTTTGCATTGGTACATCATAAGTTTGATCATTATATTTAATTCTAGCAACTGGTGCTTGATCTTGAATATCTACATCAGCATCATCTGGAGATTCTTTTTGTACATAACGAATCTCTGTTTGATTATTATTAACTACACGTTCAGTTACTGGTTTATTTTTCTTAAGTTCTTCTACTGCATTCTTAACAATACGAATTTCATCGGCTAATTCTACATCAGATACAGTAGCTCTAAGATCTGCTATTTTTTCATTTGCTGCATCAACCTGGTCTTTCATGATCTTATATGTAACAAAACCACCAATAGCCATAGATGCAATAAAGAATAGCACTACAAAAATAATAGGTTTCTTATAATTTTTAAAATTTTCTATTAAAGTATTTTTAAAATTTTCTAAACTAGCTTTCATATAATTCTCCCATAATTATTAAGCAATACGTTCCCACATATAAACCCCTAAATATGGATTTTCTATATTAATAGCGGTAGGGGTTCCGCCTATTTTATTTGTTTTACCACTCACACTAAATGTATGATTATGAGCTCCTGTACTAGAAGTTGTACGTGTCTCAGTAATATTACTAAATCTATTTCTACGGTCACTATCATAATATTTATTATATCTATCATTACTTATAACGGTGCTAAAAGCAACATCATCAACTACTGTATGCGTATGATTACCATTATCATCAGTCTGACCTGATAGACTAATTGTATGCTCATGACCTGGTATATTATTTTCAGTAAGAGTTACATTAATAGAACCGCCAGTCTTACGTAAAGTAATATCACGTTCAGCACTGACACCGACTAAACATCTGCCCTCAGCAACACGTTTCCATTGTCCACCGATAGTTTCAGATGGATTAGTATTTAATAGAGTAATATAAATACTACCAATAGGATATGCTTTATTTAAGATTTGTTTAGCTACATAGTCTTCTAATAACTTAATAGTTACAGGGCTATTAGCATTACCACCTATAGTTACATCAGGTACTTTAACTATACCAGTAAATGTAGGACTATCTGCTTTAGCATAATAAGATGGTAGCATGCCACCAAGCTTTTCTGCATTATCTACATTAACATTTAATCTATTAGGATTATCACCATAGATTACATGACCATGCTCATTAACTGTAACTCTAATATAAGACCCTGCATTAACCCCACTTGTAGGATGCTTATAGTTATTAGCAAAGTTATCAATCTTATCTAACTTAAACTTATCTTCGACACTCATTAGACCAGCTACTTGTTCAGTTGCAGGTTTAATTCCATCTAAGATAGTATTCCAACGATTACGCTCTTCAGCTGTAATATGCTTAACATCATCTTGAATATGAGCATATGATAAATCAATCTTCTCATTAAGCAAGGAGTTAAGTTCTTTATTGGTAATTTTGTCTAGTTGTTTATCATAACTAACACCGCTTCTACTAGAAAAAGAAACGGCTAATTTACTAGTTGCCATACTTCCTCCTTACTAACATACTTGATTTTTATATTCCCAAGTATCACCTTTACCGGATCTCATTATACATTGGTTATCAAAAAGAATAAATTCATAAGCTGGTTCATCTTCATCTGCACGCAAACCAAATACTGTAGCATATTCGGTAGTTGTATCCATATTTAATCCAAGTACAGATATTTTACGTTTACCGATAAACTTAAAGAAATTAGAGTAGTCATTTGGTTTAGTTGGTTTCTCAGTATCATCATTCAATGCTTTTAAGAATAAACCAACTTCAGCAAATACTGAATTCCATTTCTTAACTGAGTCATATGCATTCAAACAGTTGTTAGGACCAATCCAGAATTTCTTTTGATCTTTCTCTTCAGGATCGTTCTCTTGTTTTACATATGGAGATTGAGCTTTAATATAACCAATATTAGCAATTTGATCATCTTCAGCATCTAATTTAGGCATAGGTACTTTAGGAGCACCAAAGAATGTTGGAGAAGTTAACTTAGCATAAGAGTCAGCTGGTACATTACCAAGACGATCTGCATTATCTGCAGTTGTATTAATCTTAGATGGATTACGACCAGAAATTACATGACCTTGTTGATCTACTTCTACTTGCAAATATAGTCCAGGTGTAACTGCCGTATTAGGATGCACATAATGATTTGCTTCAGCTTCAATACCAGCAAGTTTTAGTTTTTCTTCTGGTGACATAAAGCCTTTAGTGTGTTCATCTGCCAATGGTAAATCAGTTACTTTATTCCATCTATCTTTGTCTTCTTGAGTTACATGAATAACTTCATTTTGTGTATGAGCAAGATTCTGCTTTATAGTATTCTGAAGAGATAAAGATAGTTCTTTAAAGCCAATTTTATCTAATTCGTAGTTATAAGGCATACATTAACCTCCTTTATTTGTATTACGTTTATGTTCAAAATAGGGCTCCAATGAGTTCTGAGACCCATTGGAGCATAAGGTTATTCGCCTTCAGGAATTAATGCAAGAGCATCTTCACATTCACTTTGGAAACGATCAAGTAAAGCTTGACGACTAGCAGATTGGTTCCATTCATAAGAAGAGCATACACCAAGATAGATTGCTTTGATCATAGCTCTATCGATATTCTTACCATCTACATAAGACATAGTTGGATATCCAAGATAATCAAGAGCATCCATCCACATTTCTTCGATATTACCGATACCATATTGAATAGCACGAGAGAATACTACTTGTTTCATAACTTCATGATGGTTTTCAATATTATATCCGATTCTACGAAGAATAGCAATTGCAGGATCATAGTAATGCTCAAGTACATATTTATCTTGAGCTTCTTCGAAATCTTTAGCATTATCAGAGTTAGCTAACCATTTCCATGCTGCATCAAATTCAGCACCAGTTAAAGGATGTTTAGCTAATTCAGCCCCAAACCAATAACCTTTTTCTTGTAACCAGTCTACAAATTCGTCTAAAGAACCTGCATTACTAGAGAATTGGTAAGTGCCATAAGATTTCCCGCCTGGGTCTCCCCAACCGCTAGAAATGGTACCAATACCAGCACCACCAGATTCATACTTTTCGGATAATTCACCGATCTTCATAATTTAATTCCTCCTTACATTTCTTTAAGTGGCTTATGAATCTTCTTTGGTCTAGAAGAATTAGCCATTTCAATAACATCATCTGCAGCTTTACTATTAACAGGCACTTCTACAATCGGATGCTCGACAACAGGCTGCTCAACAATGGGAGTTTTTACAATTTTTGGTGCAATAGGGAATTCACCTTCTGGAGAATTCTTAGAACTATCCACCAACCATTTGAATAAACCAATTAAGCCAACACCACAGGCAGATAATCCTTGCCAGCAGCTATCAATTTCAAACTTAGTTCCGTATAGTCCATTGGACCAGTAACCGAATAACCAAGATCCTAAAACTAAAACTGCTGCCAATAGACCGAAGCCCATGCAAATTAAAGCCATATTGGCTCTCAGAGATCTTAAAAGACTCATGAATTTTAGATCCTCCTTTTTATAAAAATAAACCCCAAAAGACCCTCTAAAGGTGGAATCGGGGGTTATCATTATGTTAAAACATTATGGTAATTGATTAACTGAAAGGAGACAAATATGGAAGTCTTTAATCCTGTATATGATAAAATTTCATTAAATGATTTATCTCCAGAGCTTCAAGCATTAATTAAAGATTCTTCTGAATCTGTGTCTTATAACTTAAGTAGACATATGAAAGATAAGAATGCTCATATTAATAGTTTAGATAGAGAAGCATGGAATAATAAAGCACCTAATGAATCACCTAACTTTACTGGTGTACCAACTGCACCAACTCCTACATTGGGTGATTCTTCCAATAAAATTGCAACTACTGATTTTATTACTAACACACTTAAAATCTTTAAACCAGAGATTGCAATCAAAGCTAATAGATTAACTAATAAGATCAATATCAAACTTGGTGGTGTAGCTGATTCTACTCCAGTACAATTTGATGGTAGTGGGGATCTAGTTATCCCTGTAACTACAGTAGATACTTCTGCACTTAGAGGTGTATTAGGTAAAGATAAATTATCTGGTAAATATGATATCTCTATTTCCGGTAATGCTAATCATGCAGATACTGCAGACAGAATTGGTGGTATTGAATTAAATGAATTAGCATTGAAAGAATCTCCAGCTTTCCAAGGTAAACCAACTGCTCCGACAGCAGTATTTGGTACAGCTACAGATCAAATTGCTACAACTAAATTCGTTGATAAAGCTATTAAAGCATTAGACTTAGCTGCTATTGCAGCTGGTGCTGGTGGTACACAAACTGGTACTAGATTCAATCCATTTAAAATTAAGATCACTGGTAAAGCTACAGCTAATGAAGTAACTGTAGATGGTACAAGTGATGTAAATCTTAATGTAAGAGATTTAGCTATTGATTATAATGAGATTGCTAATAATCTTAATATCACTAGAGTTAATGGTCATACTGTAGGTAAAGATGTACCAGCTGATGCGGTATTTACTGATACAGTTTATGTGCATCCAAATACCCAAACAGATTTAACAGCAACTGAATTTACTGCTGTTACTGTAGATCGTCAAGGTCATGTAATTGCTGGTCGTAATCCATCTACACTAGATGTGGATATTACTAAGAATGCTGCATCTGCTGATAAATTAAAAACTGCTCGTAAGTTTAAATTCTCTGGTGTAACTGCAGCTGATGTAAGTTTCGATGGTACTTCTGATGTGACTGTAAATGTAACAGCTATTCCAGCTAATATTATTACTGAGTCTGAAGATAAACAATTTATGTCTAAAGCTCAAAAAGATAAGTTGGCTGCTACTTTAACTGCAACTGAGATTACTGATAAGATTACTGAAGCAAGCTCTGGTATGGAATGGAAAGAAGCTGTAGATACTAAATCTAAAATCTCTACTAGATATCCATCTCCTAAGAAAGGTTGGACTATATCTGTATTAGATGAAGGTAATACTTATCAATACAATGGCTCTAACTGGGTAGTAGTTTCCAGTAGTAATATGCCTAAAGCAACTGCAACTGCTGATGGTAAAATGTCTAAAGAAGATAAAGCTAAATTAGATGGCATTGAAGCTAGTGCTAATAACTATACTTTACCTGCTACATTACCAGCATCTATGATTACTCAAGATGATAATCATTACTTCGTAACTAAATACCAAAATAAGAAACTACAAGACTTATACAATAAAGGTGAAATGGATACTAAGTTTGCTACTAAAGCAGATTTAGCTAAAACCGATACTGTAAGTCTAGGTAATGGATGGAAAATCTTAGCTACTAATACTGGTGAATTATCTTTCACATTCAATGGTGTTGAAAAAGCTAAACTTGGTACTGA